ACTGCATGGGGATCAAAGTTCAGCCCAACTTTCTGTACCTTAAACCCGCTCGCCTTGAGATGCTTCAGGGCAGTCGGGACATGTACGTTGTGCGGGATCTCGGCGTATCCGTTCTTGAAACACAGTGTACCACCTGCAACATTAAAAAACTTGATCTTCTGACGCTCAAGACCAGCGCAATACAGCCTGTAACTCATCTCTAACTCCTGTCGTGAAAATAGACTCATCCATAAGGATTGTCCTACTCTACAACAAGACTAGGGATTTAGGCAACTAAGGAAAGAAAGAGGGAAGGAAAGAAAAGGTGGGTTATTTGTCGGTAGACTTACGGGCAGACCGTTTGAAGTCGCGACCTTTGCGGAAGGGAGACCGCTGGACTCCATCCGGCTGAAGATCCACGTAGTCAGTCATCGCAAGGTCAACGATGCAGGAAACGGCTCTCGTGTTACCTGCGCCTTCGCCGTTCGCGAAAACAAGGACAAGAACTTTGTCTGCGGGCACCTTGATCGGAGTGTTGATTGTAGCGGTAGTGGAATAGTCTCCTAGATCACCGCTCGCCCACGCTCCAGTTCCTGCACCAAGTCCGTCTGTGCTCATATCATTCAATTCCACAACGACATCGCCTGCTGGAATTGCATTGTTTTGAAGAGCATTGTAAGCAACCGTCTTCAGTAAAATGTCAGTAGTTGCACCTGAAAGAGCATTCGCGCTTTGGTTTGCAACGAACACGTCACGAACCCAAACATCGTAAGGTCTTGCAGCAACAATCACATTTACAGTGCTGTCGGCAACTGCTGCTGCACCTTCTACAGACACCGATGCTGAAACTTGGTAGCTGTTTTTGTTCAGTTGGTCAACGACCTCCTGCACGACGATGCTACCTGTGTCGTCGATCAGTTGAACCCGCTTGGCGGATCCGTACACATCATTAGCAGCCATTTTCCTATCCTCCTTTGATAGTAAAGGCTAAGACAAAAACCCCACTCAGGAACTGAGCAGGGTTTTGTTCTTAGACAGATCAGGAACCAAGGCGACCAATGTTGGTGATCTTCGCCCACTTCTTGGGTGCAAAGAGAATCAGAGCACCGTAGAGCAGGATCATCCAACGGTAGGACGGAGCCAGAACCGCAAGGTCAATCTTCATCAGAGGAGCCAACTGACGGAAGGTCAGCACCTGAGGAGACATTTCACCGATGTATGCTTCCTCTGTGAAGGGCATCACGATGTTGTCATCTGCAAAAGTAGTCGTTCCAAGCGCTGCTTGGGAAGACACCTTGACCTTCTTGACCAAGCTGTACTGAGCGGGGTCAGTCGGAGCAGCGGCAGAAGAAGACAGTGCGAGAGTACGGTAGATTTTGACGTACTCAGGTTTGTTGGTGATAGCTGCCGCGTTGGTGATCACCACGTCAATGTTTGCACCAGATGCAGCCTGTGCGCCAGTCATGGTAACTGCACCAGACGCTGCGGAAGATGCACTCTCGCCGAATCGGTTGGCGAGGCTGACACGGTAGAAGTAGCGTGCAGTGTCTGCACCTTGCGACTTGTCAAATTCACCGGAAGTAGCTGCTGCGTCAAGGGTAGCAGTAACAGTCGGAGCGTCAGGGATCAGTCCTGCGGGGCCACGAGCAGCGGCAGAAGCCACGTCGGGACGGGTCAGGAAGATGTTCGGGTTGAACGCAATCTGACCTGCCTGTGTGGTAATGCTGGTCACAGACTGACCAACGTTTCCAGAGGTGGAGGGCAGTTGCACGCGGTGACGCGGGTAGAAGGTCTTGACGAAATCGCTCATTGGGCGATAGCCAAGGTACATGTCGGTCGGGAACGCATAGTTCTCAGCCAAGGTGTTGGTGATCTGCTCGATGTCGGCTTCCTGAAGAGGAGAACCTTCCAGATCCAGAACGGAGGAGGAGTCGATCTGGCTTCTCAGACCATCCCACTCAGGGCCTTCTCCGCTGAAGACCAGAGAGCTATCGCCTTCGAAGAGAGCCTTTTCCACCTGACGGAGAATCCAGAGGATCCCGTTCTGGTTTTCCAGCGCAATCAGGTCACCGTGTGCGGGGTGCACCAGAGTTGCGGGGTGGGTGATCTCACGGGTGGTACCCATGAACTTGATCAACTGGCTTTTGCGAAGGTAGCTGCTGTCGTTGGCAGTGGGGAGTTCACCTTCACGCAGGAACGATCCGTAATTGTCGTTCCCGTAGCTGTCAAGCTGGTTGTACTCTTCGACGGTGCTGTATGCCGGAGATTTGAAAATCTTGGGCCACAGTTTCAGGTGTCGGTCGGTGTAGGTGAGAACCTTGAGGGATTCTTCCAGACTTTCGACACGGAGTGCGGAACCACCAGTTGCGCCCGGCCCCTGTGCGGTGCCTGCGGTGAGTGCTTTTTGCAGATCCATGACCTGCTGCGTGGAGCTAGTGCCGAAGCCATGAAGCCCCATTCCTTCGTATGAGTTGAGACTGACGGGAGGGTACATAGTTCATCTCCTTTGACAAACAGGTGTGTTTATTTGCGGTTGCTGTTCAACCAGTTGACGATTTTGGTTTCGACTTCCGGCGCAAGCCCAACACCTGCATCCATACGAAGCACTTCCATACGATCCAGTTCACCAGTGTACACCATTGCCGAAGCACCTTTTTTGATGTCTTCGGCGCTATACTGCTGCTGTCCACCGGGTGCCATGTCCACGAAGCCTTTTTCAAGGACTCTCAAGCTCGCTCCTTGAGCAAGAGGGCCACGCGCAGGGGTTGCCCCTGTGAGGCTCTTGGCAACGGTAACGTGGCTGTTTGCGAGAGCGTTCAGAAGTTCTTGCTGCTCTGCTTGCTCTTCCATCATGGTCTTGAGAGACTTGAGGAGGACGCGCATGCCGACATTCAGGGCTTCCATGGATTTTTTGGTTTTTTCCATGCCTTCGTCGTCGTCTTCTTCCATGGACATGTACATTTTTTCCATGTCGTAGTCTTCATCTTCGCCTTTTTTCGACCAGATGCCACCACGCTTTTTCATGTCGCCTTTTTTCATGCCTTTTTCGGCTTTGCCGGACATGACATCAATGGCTTCTTCAAGCTCATCGAGTTCAGCGTCAAGGTCAGCTTTCTTTTCGGCTTTGCTCAAGTCACCCACGTTGTACTTGTCAGCAATGGACTTTGCCATCTGCTGAGCGTACTCAGTTTCACACTCGAAGACAACGCCGTGACCACCGCAAGTTCCACACATGCTTTTGCTCATGTGGTCTTTGCCAGCGCCACCGCAAGAGGGGCAGATGCTTTTGGTCACACCTTCCAGTGCTGCAATCTCTTCTTCTGCGGCACGGGGATTGGGAAGACCCGACTTTCGCATCATCAGATAATGCTCAACTTCGTCGTTGGTCATATCTTCGATGGACTTTTTCGCCAGCTTTGCGGGCTTATAGTCGGTTCCGTTGGGTGCGTTGTTTGGCATCCCTTCTTTCATGTGAGGGGAACCCGCCCAAGAACTAACTGAGCTATTCCCACCACGGACAATCTGAGCTTTTTCGAGCATGTCGGTAAGCTCTTCCAGCTTGTGCAACACATTGGACATTTCCAAGTCTCCTAATGGTTAGTGTCCCTTGTCACGAGGAAAGAAGTGCCCTTGCGACGGCTGTCAAAGCGTATCTCTGAGCAGTCGTGGTATCCAATCCTCTATCTCTCCAATATTGAAACGCGAAAGCCAAAGACTTTTCTACCTCATCGTCGTCCTCAGTTCCTGAGTCAACGTTGCTGTAGGGTCTTTTTCCGCTCGCAAGACTTTCAGGTACGACCGTCTGACTCGCAGCGGCTGCTGTAAGCGTCTTAAAGGCGTATTCCTGAGGCTCCCCTACTTCGTACAGCATTCTGTCCATGTGGTCAGGGCTGAGGCTCTTGTAGGTGTCTTCCATCAAGTCTGCGGTTGACCATGACTTGTCAATCTGCTGGCAGATTTTCATCCACGTGCGAGTGTTCACAGGTGACGGCGTAATCGCAATGTCTTGGATCCATGCTTTCAGGATGTTGTTGCCTTCTCTCTGAAGCACCTTACCCTGAATGGAGAACCCAAGACAACGATTCGACTCACTTGCCTCAAGAGCTTTGGAAAGCTCCCAAATGGAGTCGGCACCGTTGTGAAACCCTTCTTTCCAGAGGTAGCCTTTGACAAACAGACCTGTGACCTTTTGCCCAGTGCTGTCAATGACGCTCTT